AAAACAGCGGTTGAACTTCTTGCAAAAAGATATCGAAATGCAAAAACAAATCGCAAAAAATCTCAAATGTCCTCTGGTAGTTGATGAATCTGAAATCAAAAATGCAGAACTAGAATATGCCGAAGCTCAAAAAATACTGGCAACTGCCTTTTACACTCTATCACAAAACATTGTTAGGTATGCAAAGTTTAGCCATATAGATGAAGATGACGCTGTACAGGAAGGCGTTTTAATATGCTTTGAAAGAGCAGAGAAATTCGATCCCGCCAAAGGAAAAGCCTTCAACTACATGACAACATGTATTCTGAACCATTTCAGACAATTGTGGAGATCAGCTAGAAATTATCAGGAATTAAAGAAAAGATACAATGAATTGCAGCAAATTAGATTTGGAATGGATTTGATGAATAGACGAAAAGATAAAACTTATAGTAAAAATTTTGACAAGTATTATGAAACAAGATAGTATTTATACATAATTATTCATATAATTGTTTGCAATTATTTTATTATGAAAGGAATGACTGCTTATATGCTGTCCTGATACCATGAGAAAAAATTTTTTAGAAGTTTTAGAGAAACAAGAAATTCTGCACATTTTGGAGAATAGCGGTTTTAAAGATAAAATTGAAGCCCTTCTTTTAAATGAAAATAAAGTTTATACGAAAAAAGGCAGGTTGAATAAAAGTGGAGCTTGCAGAATTCTAGGAATGAAACCGAAGGAATTAGAAAACTTCTTAAGCAAATGTAGAGAAACGATTAAAGCAGACCAATTTCTAGACTAGTTTTTATAAGCCCTATCATACCTTATTGATATGTCAACAGTTACAACATCGGAGCTTGACATATCAAGTGAGCCAAAGTTTGCACTTTCACAATAAGCCCCTTCTAAAATCCAAACATCTAAAGGATTTCCACATCCATCAAGAGTGAAAATCCTACATAATTTTTTATGCGTATTGCTCTTGGTATAAAGTCCAAAATTTGGATTATATATTTGCAATATCCAATTCCAAACTGGATTATTTGATGATATATCATATAGGGTTATATTTATTGGATCGAAGCTGGGTCTTGATGGGAAACTAATAGTTTCTTGTAGGTGAGGAACGGTTATTGCGTCGAATTTTATTGACGGTCTGCCAGCAGTTAAAGATGGCCAAGAGAATACACCATCATCGCAAACACCCGGAATAGTAAACAGATACCTGAACTTCCTTTTGAAGACAGTTTGCCATGCCCAAGATATTCCAAGAAGTTGTGCCACTATAATCCTCCAAGTTATTTATGTTCATATATGAAAAAAGGCACCAGTAAAACTGATGCCTTTAAGGTGTTATTTAATAATTTTAATCAACATCCATTGAATACTGGTTGTGCTCCAGACAAGTTGGTTCTTTTCATGAACTGATATTTCAAGGTTAATGTGATATCACATTGATCGTTTGAATCATAGCCAAGATCACCAAAGTCAACACTCTTTGGCCAACACATAAACATTGTGAATTGCTCTATACCATTGCCGCAACCATCTAGCATTACAAGCTTGGATGTAGCTGTGTAGCCACCGGGACCAGTAGCTCTGACAGCCATTCTTGGATTGATTGGGCTGCTTGTAGGTGACAAGAAGTCGTATACACCACCAATCCAATTGTAAAGCTGCAACATGCTGTTGTCGCTATCAACAATGTCATAATACACAACTTCGGCATCGCCAAAGGTTGGTTTTCCGGGCATCGGCATATAACCGTGCAAGTGATGCACGATTACTTCTTGCATGTCAACGCTAGGTCTCTTGGTTGTTTTTACGAAGTGATCAGGAATAGAAGCGCTAGCGTTGCCACCAATGCCGTCAACTCTGAAAACCCATCTAAACTTCCTTTTGAATGTAACATTTTGATCGGCAATTTTGCCAATTCCCATATTGTAGGCCATAAAAATCTCCTATCTAGTTATTAAACAACTACCGCAGTATTTTCAGTAAAGCTACCAGTTCTATGCAGAGAGAACTCAATAAAGATGAACTCAGCTGCCTTGACTGGCTGTACGCCAATTCTGGCTCTCATTTCGTTTCTATCAATCACATCTGCTGTATTGAGTTCAGCATCGCATTTGACTACATAGTCATAAATGCCTTGATTCGTAACTACATTCTGTAGAATACCTGTGCAAAGATCAACAAAACGCTCTCTCAATTGCTCGGTGTGTGGATCGAACAATAGTGAACGGCTTTGAATTCTGATATTCTTTTCGAGATAGAACATCAATCTTCTGACATTCACTCTGTCTAGAGCGGTTGGCCTGCGCTGCAATGTCTTTTGACCCCAGATCAAGAATCCATCAATATCAGGATATGTGATGATTGGGTTGATTGCATTTCTGTTGCCGTACATAAGGTCTTTCTCTGTCAATGTTGGCTGAGAGTAGACATCTGTGATGCCGGGGACAATACCTCTATTAACACCAGCAGGAGCAAACCATGGGAAGGACAAACTGTCGCTTCTCGCAATTGTTGCAGCCACGGCACCGCTAGGAGGAATCCAAACATCTAGATTGTTGAAGGTGTCACGAATCTTGACCCAAGGCCAGTAAAGAGCTCCGAAGTCGGAATCAAATCTGGTTGTATTGAGAGGATGCACACCATTTTGCCAATCAATGATTTCCTGTGGTGTTAGACCAAAGGGAGGATCAACAATTGCCAAGCAATCTTGACGAAGGTTTTGGCAGAGATTGAGCAGAGCAACAACCACGCTTGTGGAAGAATGTCCGGGAACTGCTACAAGATCAATGTCAACTTGCTCTGGTTCAGATAGCGCATAAAGGCCTGTGAAAGCTACAGGGCTTCCAATTAGTAAAGCGTCTTGAGCATCTGGGTCTGTTGGGAGGCCATCAGTACCACCTGCCAAAGTAACTCCAGTAGCTGGGCTGTTAACAGGAGGAGCAGCTACAAGAGCATTATCTGTAACTTTGATATAATCGCTAACTAGGGCAAGATATGTTCCAACATAATATTGGGATGTTTCATCTTTGGTTAAGTTGCCCCACGCCTCAACAGGATTGGAATTATTGTAAACCTGAATGTTGAAGGTGCCACCAGTTTCGTTGGTAATTACAACAGATGTGTTATTTCCATCCTGACCGGGGCTATCAGCAAGAACCGTAAAGGTGGGGGTTGTGCCAACAGCTGTTGGTCCAGTAAAGATGCCAGCAGTATAAGCGCCAACTGCGTCAGAACTTGTGCTTGGAGACACACCAGATTGGATGCTGTTTGACAATCCAAATATTACATCAGCTGTGCTGGCTGGTTTAACGCTAATTTTAGCATCTTTACCGTATGTCATAGTATTTAGAATGATATTGTAGCCACCAGCGGTGACAGCTTCAAATCCTCCGGTAAGTTCTGCTGTGATGTAGTTATTGATTTCGTCAACTACATCTTGAGTTGTATAAGGACCACCGATTAGCAAAGTGGACAGGTCAACAACTTGAACAACATCATCGATGTTGACATTGTCAGTACCTTGAACCACAACTTGTAGGTTTAGGCTGCTAAGACCGCTAAAGTCCCAAGTGTCTGGGGATGTTGATGAACCATCATCAGGATATTGCACAGCTGTGCCAGTTAACACCGCAGGCTCCATGTCCTCACCTAGATAGACAGGGCTTCCGGGTCCAACAAGCATATTTTGAACGCTAACAAACTCCAGAACTGCACTAGGACCATATGCCCAAGTGGTTTTGATACCAATTGTTGGATATCCGGTTCCTTGCACGAAAAACTCGATGCCATCGACAGCAAAGTCAAGTTGGCTATTCAATTCATCAACCAGAGTGCTTGTTGAATATGTTCCAGCAAGAACAACTAAGGTTTTTGCAGCTAGAACACCATTTAGCTTCCATCTGAAGAAGGTGTCATCGGCAAAGGTTACTGAGTTGCCTACTGGAGAAGTGGCTGAGTAAACGCTAATTACCTGACCCGCTGGTAGAATAGTAGCGCTGGCAGATTCGGCGTAAGTGGGGCTAGCAATGTTTGTGTCAGCGACACGAACAATTACGACCTCGTTACTGACCAGAAGTGCCAATTGGGCAGCATAAACCATATAAGGGTCACCAGATTCAGGATGGGGATTGCCGAATATGCTTGCTAATTGTGTTAATGTTGAAATTGTTGTCGGTGTATTGATTGGCCCCTTAGAGGCAAACCCAACTAAACCGATGCGGTTCAAACTTGGTGTTGTTGGCACGAAGCTTAAATCTTTTTCGGTAATTCTTACCGAAGGACTGATTGTGTTGGAGGGAGGAAATCCCCTAAGTATTGCCATGTTTATCTCCTATACTTAAATTTCTGGTTGATATAAGACCAGCTTTTTCTGCTCTATCTATATATTCAGTTGATCTTTCTTCTTCTAAATGAAAAATATTTTTTCCTTTTCCTACTCCAGGAATATTTAGAACTGTGAAGCTTTTTGGAGCAAGTCTAGACTTGATTATAAGTTGAACTGGATGTCTTTTGTTGTTTTTTATTTCTATCATTTCAGTTCCTCAACCGCATCTTCGAGTCTGTGTAAAACTTCACTTATCTGGTCTTCATTCAAAGCGTTCACAATGTCAACCCTTGTCTTGAGAACCGCTTTTTCTCTCTTAATTGGTTGTGCAACATAAGTTTCTGCTGTTAAACCAAACTGAAATTTCACGACTCGCAAGGCCTGATCCCCCGGTTCCGTTTGTAGGTTATTTGCAATTGAACCTATTTTCACAGAAACTTCCCACAAAACGCCTCTTACTTTTATGTATGCCACAGGGCTAAATTTGGTAACAATTTGTTCTAATACTTGATTCATATCTTCTAAGTGCATAGTCCATGCAATCAAAGTATATTCAATATCTAATGGAATGCCTCTTGCCACACCAAAAACAGTATCTCTTTCATACTTTTCTGAAGCTGTAAAATTTGGCTTTCCATCAGGACCAGTTAGCCAGTTAATCGCTTGATGATATGTATAGCGAGTAGGTGCTATTGCATAGCCTGTACTACTAATCGCAAGCATAGGAAGCTTAATTCTATCAACAACTAATGTCTCGTCTTTTCTAACATTTTCTTGCACAACAGCAGCAACGGCCCGTTCCTGTGTAGCCCATATAATCGGAACTGGATGGGCCTTCCCATCTTCATCTAAAATAACAAGGTTTCTAAATAAATCCATAACTGCTTCATCACAAGCACGAACAGATTTTGCATATCTGTAAATTGTATTTCTATTAGGCGTTGTCAGATCGTTTACTATCGCTCCCGTTTGCATCGGGTCACAATTGTTTTCTGTTCCCAATCCTATTTTTTTGGTAAATATGTCCGCTGTCCAATCTTGTCCAACATTCAAACCAATATTATTTTGATTGTCAGGTGAATTGGTATATCCCGGAGGTGGGTCTATGTTTTCTGAACGCCCTTGAAATGACTGTTCTTTGATATCATTCAAAGATTTTCCATAGCTGTTAACATTTGGTCCAATTGGCTTCATAAAAATTCCTGACTTTTATCTATTTATATTATATATGAAAAGTATTTTTAGATATCCGGGTGGGAAAAGTGTTTCTACTGTACAAAAAAGAATTTTAAAATATAAACCTAATGATATAAATGAATATCGTGAACCTTTTGTTGGTGGTGGTGGAATTTTATTTGCTATGGACCCCATCCAAACAAGATGGATAAACGATATTGATAAAAATCTTATTTCCGTTTATTTAGCACTTAGAGATAGACCAGAAGATTTTATTGCTAAATGCAAACAAATTGAACCTGAAAAACCAGATGAAGAAAAAGTATCTACTAAGCCGGGAGGAAAAGCCATTTACAACAAAAGGCTTAAAGGAGTTTTTGATTATTTTGCTGAAAATGAATCATGTGATCAAGCCTTGAGATATTTTTTCGTCAATAGAACCGTTTGGTATGGCAGAGTCAGATATGGCGTTAAATGTCAAATGTATTACAGCAAACCAGAAGGATGGAATATAATAAAAAAAGATTTATTGGAAAAAGCTGCTGTACATCTTAAGAATGTAAAAATAACAAGTACAAGTTATGAAGAGTTATTGTTGCAGCCATCAGAAAATAATGTTTGGATATATTGTGATCCACCTTACTATGTGAATACAAAATTACCTGAAAAATTAAAATTGTACGATAACAATTTTTCTTTTGATGATCATGCTAAGTTTGCAGATGTATGCAAAAACAGTCCCCATAAAATCTGTGTCAGTTACGATGACAGACCAGAAATATGGGAACTGTTTTCAGATAAGAAATTCAATTTTCATCGTGAGTCATGGTTCTATGGTGGCACATCAAGTGCCAAGTCCATAGAAAATCATATTTATATGGATGACAACAATGAAAAGGTTGGCAAGAAAGTTGGCAAAGAGTTAATCATTACTAACTACTAAGCCATAGGGGGAGCACCTGCTGCACCACCAGCCATTCCTACACCACCACCAATTGCCATTTGAGTTGTGCCCTCTCCGGGAGATGCAGGCATTCCAGCTTGACCGCCTAGATCACCAGCACCTTCGGGAGATTCCATTCCAGCACCACCGGGAGGAACAGGAGACATACCGTTGCCAGAGTCTTCAGGTTGTTCTTCCCCTTCTTGGCCTTCAGCGTCCTCTTCTTCTCCACCTGTCATGCTCTTGATTAGGCTATTCAATTGAGAAACAAGCTCCTCAACTTGTGCGCCTTTTTCTTCATCCATACTCTTGAAATTGTCAACCATGCCTTGAAGTGATTCAAGAGCCTGATTAACCGATGACATATCGAGGTCTCCTTCACTTGGAGAGACATTGCTTTGATCTTCCTCAGAGCCTTGTTCAGGCTGTGCAGCAGCGTTAGGCATTCCAGCACCAGCAGGAGCCATGTCTCCAGCAGCAGCGTTAGGCATTCCAGCACCAGCAGGAACACCGCCTTGAGCAGGAGGAGCGCCAGCTGTAGCAGCCATAGGATCAGCCATCTCTTGTTCAAAAAGTTTCTTGGCTTGGATCACTCTGTAGAATTCATAAAAACTCTTCATGATATTTTACCTTTCTTAAACAATTTTATAATCAACATCAGGGCTTTTATTTACAGAAGTGCCACTAACATCATCTTCTTGGAATCTCTGACATATGAGTTGCAATCTAACAACACCATACATCTTAAACTCTCCAGTTTTTCTTTCTATAATTGCCCAGTTTTCTTTTAAAAATGGGGTGAATAATCTTGATCCAATTTTTGGCACATGGCCTAAGTCTCTTAAGACTGCTCTGTAGTTAAGGTCAAATACCATTTCATCAGGTGAATCAATGCCGAATGCTGTTTGCATATTTTGACTTGGAACTGGCTCGTAAGTCGCATAAAGTTGGACTGGATGTGGATTGAACATTTTTACCCTGCTTTCAAGGTAAATAGGATCAACATTATTAGTGTCAATATAAAGTTCGTGATAAAATAGAGGAGTCCCGCCTATTTTTATAGACTCCTCATCCCAAGTATTAAACAGATCATGTTCAGGAAGCCCATCATCAAATTGCTGCCTTGATCCTGTGGGAGAATATGGCAGTCCATCACTACGATATATCATTGCCCAATGTCCTTACAAAATCACGAACCAAATAAAATATATCAAGATTGTCGAACGATGTCGATTCAGATACTGCATGAGTATGAACATCATACCTTCTGCCCATAGCATATGCCTTTTCCCAGCTGTCTGGAGCATCAGCACAAGACTTGACCTTTGAGGCTGGATTTAAAGAAGACATAATTGTTCCAAAAATCCAAGTATCAAAAAGATTTGTAATTACTTTTTGTATAAAATCTTTGCTTGGGAAATCAGGCCTGAAAAACTTTTCTGCTAAATTATGTTTCTTTTCATCATCGGTATTTCCACTAATTGCCAACACCTGATCACAAGTAGCTCCTTTAGGAACTTTGCCAAGCATGCCGACTTTTTTCTGTTGCAAATCAGCAGCAGCTACCACACTAGCGGAATCATTTTTAGCAGCACAATCAAGGTTTGCAACATCAACGCCAAGTTTCATATTCTCATTGATTTCTTCACGATAATCAGATGGAAGCATGCAGATTGCTTGTATTGGGGTCATGCAAGTTTTACCTTTGACCAAACCAAACAAACATCTTGCAGCTATTGCCTTAAGTAAATTATCATCACTTACGACTTCGTCGTAGCAATATTCCTCAAACCTAGAAATAATTTCTTCTCTAGCTCTTCTTTCGGTTGAAGCCCGTTGCACTTCAAAAGCCTTTTTGACACCACCAATACCAACTTGATGCTTACCAAATCTACCGCCTTTTTCTTGTTTTTCTTTTTTGGCTTTTTGCTCTTCCTCACCTACTCCACGACCTGTAGGTTTGACTTCTAAAAGCGTCCATATTATTTTTTCGTATAGATCAGGCTGGGTCTGAATCATGTCCTTAATATACTCAGAAAAATAAAATGCATATGAGAAGTCTCTATATTTTGCAGCTTCTTCGGGTTTTTTATAAACATTGTTCAAATCAAAACTTTTTAGCTTTGATTGTGTTTGTTTATAAAGATGATCAAAGCATACTTTGCTTTGTTTTAGGAATATTGGAATAAGCTGCTTTTTAAGTGCATCTGTTTTTTCTTCTTCTTGCTTTGCTATGATTCCACTTAAAACATCTCCTTCTCTCCCCGATACAGAAGCAGCCATTCCTTGGCCACCATCACCACCAGATACATCCAAAGATTGAACTGCTTTTCCTCCAAGTTGTTGTGCATCTTGAACATCTTGTTTTTGAGCAGACCATCCACCGCTGGCCAATACTTTGCCAAACATTGCTTTGCTTAAACCTTGTGGATTAGTTCCTAATGTTTTATTTAATAATTCATTTAAATCAGTAGACTTCGGAATATCATTCTTTATTATTCCATCAAGAGTTCCCACAACGCTTGTGATACCATCTCTCACAACTTTGGTTGATTTTGTATCATCAAATTTATCAGACAATGCATCAATGCCCTTGTCTTTGAATTCCTGTATAACAGCTAAATCAGTTGAAGATTTGATAAAATTGTTTCCAAGCTGCGTATTATGATTCAAAATAGCATTTGCGAATTCTTTTAATTTGCCATCATACCAAGCCAACATAGCCTCAAAACCATTGCTCTCAGAAATGACATTGACCCATTCCTTGAAACTCAAACCTTTTTGTACGCTCATGACAACCTCTATATATCTGATATTATATTTATTAAGCAAGTGATAAAGTTGGTGTGATTTGAATTTGTCCACCGCTAGATGGTAGAACAAAAGGGCCACCAGAGAACGATTCTGCCCACAATAATACAGCTGTTGGAGATGTTGTATCGACTACATAATAACCTGCAACAGATTCAGCAGCAGTAAATGAAAATGTTACATCTGGAGAGTAAGTAGCAGAGCTTGTTCCAGAGACAGTTGCAGCGGACCAGCCAGCTGGAACCATAGTAGCAGCAGCATATCCAGCAGCAGTTGCTTCAGTAAAAGATGCTGCGGTAAAGGCTTCATCAATTGTTCCCAATGGAGCCGTATACAGTTTCATGACTTGATTTCTGCTTGGGAGAGAGGTAATATCTCCAACTAACCTAATTAACATTTGAACTTCTGCATCATTTGTTACGACCAATGCCATAATTCCTCCGATTCTACTTTATTTATGTACTATATAAGAATTATGGTCATAAAAAATAAAGATGGAACTACATACCAACTTAGAAGACCTAATCCCATTATGGTACAACAAGATATTTGGACTGACTTTGAAATTCACAACATGCAATTTCAAGAAGAAACAGTCACCAATACTAATAAAGAAACTATCAAAAATAAAAAAAAGATAAATCTTGGTCAAACTGTTGTTGATGATAATAAAAATCAAGAAAATAGAGAAATAATCTCAGTTCAGTCAACCCCCGCTATCACAGAACCCCCAAAGACAATTATCCAAGAAAAACCCGTTGCAAAAGACCCAGAACCAGAGCAGAAAAAAATTGAAGATATAGAGGTTGAAAGAGCGCCAAGCGTAAATGCAAGTTTATCGAATTATAAAAAGACAATTATTCATTGCCTACAATCAGAATCTAAAACACACATAGATGATTTATATGGAGAAAGAAGTACAAAGGTAAAATACATCGGCAAGTTTACATTTGAAGCAATTTTAATTGATGAAGATGATTTCAAACTTGTTTTTTGGACACATTTAAATAAAGTTACCAAGTATTCCGTTATCTACCCTCAAAATAAAGAGAAAAGATGGTGGAAAGTTAATCAAGTCAAGCAAGCCCCAGAAGGATATTTTATAAACTGCATTCCATCTGAGTATCATCCAAACTTTGATTAACATTTGGAACCACAACTGATTTGAATCCCATCTGTTCAAGTGCCTGCCTATGGTTATCAACAGATTTCATGTAACCTGCTTCATATATTTTACCAAGAAAATGACTTACGGCCTCAAGTTCTTGTTGATTAGCAATCCCAAGACAAATTTTGTAAACCACACCCATATAGTTTTTAGATGAATCTCCCAATAAACCTTTGAGAGATTCAGTCAAGGCCTGTGTGATCATAAAATGAACATATTGATTTGGTTGATTTGTTTCCATTACGAAGTCCTCGCACTAACCTCATTTTCTAGTTTGTCAATAATTGGCTTCAAAATAATAAAGCTTGGATTATCTTTGAAGTAATTCTTGATCGAATTCAACAACTGCTCCATTTTTTGCTTAGAAAGCAGTTTTTTATTCAAGTTAGAAACAGATGTATATGCCCTAGTTGTCATAATCGCATCTGCTTTTTTGTTTTCAGCAGTTATGTCTCGAACAACATTATCTATCTGTGTTTTAATTTCATCTGGTGTCTCTTCTGGATATTTCTTACCAATTTTTTCGACAACTGATTTAGCAATCGCTTCGTAGTTCAATGGATTTGCATCCAATTGTTGTTTGAGCTCTTGCATAACTCCCAATCCCACGGGAGCAGCAGATGTGACGGTAGGTTTAACTATGTCAGATGGCGTTGCTGTTGGCGTTGCAGGGACTGGGGCAACATCAGGTGTTTCTCCAGCAATTTTTTGCATAAGACTAGCAGCTTCAGAAACATTCTCTTTAATTTTCTCATTGATATGCCCGATGAGACTCTTGCTTAAGTCATCCTCATCACTATCTGGAGCAGCAGACATATACTTTTCACCAATGTCTGCAAGGAATGCATCTGTTTCTTCCTTAGCTTTGATGTTTGCTTGCAGATCATCTGCCATTACAACATCATCGTGTAAAAAGCCCTTGATGTATTCGCTGAACTGGTCATTGTTGAATGGTTTCCCAGCAAAGGTTTGCAGGAAGTATTGTTTGGCTTTATCCGCTTCAGGGAATCCAGAGAAATCACCATCTGATCCATTGCCTGATTTCCCGTAAAGCTTTCCAGCAATTTTTTGCACAGTTGAGTGATCAATCTGCTTGGATGTATCTAGGAAATTTCTGCACTTGATAAGTTCAAAGAATGAGAAGTGAAGATAAGCCAAAGCTTCTTCAAACATCTGTTGAATAGATTGTAATTCAGATGCCATGTCCTTGTGGCTCATATCAACAGTATTGCTTAAAGAATTTGCTGTAGAAACAACTTGAGCAGTTGTTGCCTGTGCCCTTTTTAGAAGGGAATCAAGACTATATGCAAAACCACAACGGCTGCTTGTCAGCCTTCTGAAGTCTTTATCTGGAGGACAGGTAACAGATGCTGCATATTTTTGAATATCTTCAATTTCACTTAGTTCAACATCAACAGGAGTATCTCTTCTCGTTTTTCTACTACCACGCCCTGCTATGTTTTGTTGAAGAAGATCGTTGATTTCAGATGCACTTTGTTCTTTACGAAGGAACCTGCCAGTAGCGTCATTCTTTTCCATGCCATTAACGCCTAGCCTTTCTAGAATGCGCTTGAAAACTAGGTTAACAAGTTGCTTTTTTGCACTACGAAGAACCATTCTTTCAGGCAAGGTGCCTTTGTAAATTGCAGTTTCTCCTTTTTTAGTGCCTCCAAATGCTAATTGTCTGTTAATGTTTCTTCTAATCTCATCTTTTAGTTTGGAACCATCTTTGTCCGCATCGGGGCTAGGAATCTTATTGCCTGAAGCATCAAGCATATAATCACCATTTTTATCAACTTTGTAAAGCTGGAACAAAGTATTGATTTTATCTTCATAAGCCTTTTTATAAATTCCATGTTTTGTAAGGAATTTCTTCATGTCGGTGTCATGGTTTGGATTCATCCCGCCAGCAAGACCGTGAGCATCTCCCTGTCGGCTTAGTCCACCTTCATGTGTCGAATCAATATGAATGGCACGAATTTTTCCAGAACCAGTAATTACTTTACCACTAGGATCAATCAATTCTGAATTCACATCGTAATGTGCGCCACGAAGTTTATCTTTTATTGAATTGAAAATGTCTTTTTGCTCGTCTGTTGGAGGAGGATTTGTTTGAGGATTTTGTTCATAGGCCAATACGACTTCAACAGCATCAGCTTCTCGTTGGGTAATTCTTCTATAAAAATGGCCTCCACCAATAACTGGGTTCATAACCTTCTTAATTATTTCATTTCCATTTTTATCAACTTCTTTGATAATAACTTCTTTATGAGGTATTACTAAGTCGTGAATTCCTTCACTATCAACAGATTGTCCCTTTGGTCCAGTTAATTTCCCAGACTTCAACAATTCGTTAAAATCTTCTTCGGCTTTAGCTGTGGCTTCAGAATCAGAAAGATTAACATATCGTTTTTTAAGGTCTTTTATTAGAATATCCCTAGTCATATTATCTCTTAAACCTTCGGGATTTCTATTCTTGTCTTTATCTGCCAAATCAACCGAATCTTCTAGGTCTTCAGAGTTAAGTTTAATAATTCCTTGACCAATGAATTTGAGATAATTTTGAATAGTTCTTCTAATTGTTTCTTTAGTTGGAAGCCTGAAACCATCTGTTTTCAAAAATGAACCATAAGTAGTTTTACCAGTTTTAGCATTATGTCTTTTTGTAACAACTTTTTCTGGATTAGTTAAATCATATCCATCTTCATTATCAAATGTTCCTTCAAGTTTTTTTACTAAATCATTGATATATGGATTAGCTTTAATTCTTTCTACGCCTTTACCCTTCCTGAATTCAAAAATTTCTTCTTTATCTGGAGCAGGGAAATCTTCAGGCTTAACAGAGGTGTAGGCATCTCTTTTAGCTGCTACTCTGGCATGATCATGAGCCAAATGCGCTTTTAGAGATTGAGCCATTTGGCTGTATACCGGATCAGTATTGAAATGCTCTAGTTCTTTTTGATGATAGTCATCAAATTTAGCCTGATATGATGGGTCTCTTTTTTCCTGAAGGTCTGATAAATAATTGTATAAGCTGTTAAATCCGGGAACTTCACTATTGTATCTCTGATTTAAAGCATCGATCCAATGCTTTCTTGGAAATTGCTGAAGGAATTTAACATCATCAGGGCCAAAGAAAAGACTTGCTTTGTAATGACTTCCAAGCACAGCTTCATTCAGTCGATGAGCATGCAAAATTACTTGTTCCAACACACATTTAGATGTAGAAATTCTTGAACGCAGATAAGCTTCATACAATCTAGTATTCTTTTCCATATTAGATTCCTTTTTCTTTATACTATAGTTATCAACTTTTTAGGAAAATTTGATACATAATTGTATGAGCACTTACACAAATCCAAATACGCTTTATATTAAAAAACCTAGCCAAAACACTAATTGTAATCAAAAAAATTACAACTTGGGCGTTTCTGACCCTTTAGATGTTGCCAAATTAAGCTCTAGACCAAACCGTTCTAAAGTAAAATCACAGTTAAAAGATTTTATCTTGCTCATGCTAGGAGCGCCGGTTGTCACAATCGAACTTGATGAGCAACAACTTGATGCTGCCGTTGATCTTGCATTGCAGGTCTTAGAAGAATGGGCTCCAAGAGAATTTTTTAGATATTATGTATACAACACTATTCCCGGCCAAAGTATTTATGAAATGCCCGCTGATGTGGGATACATCAGAAATGTTTTCTATAAAGAAACAGGCACATTTTCTTTTCAATCAAGTGATTTAGGTGGTGCTATTCCTGTAGAATACTTCTATCCCGGCGGAGCATATGCTAGCATTCAAGGTGGTATGATAGACCCTGTACAACCTATTTGGGGAAGAATGGGTGAGTGGAGCCTGTACAAGGGATACGAGCAAACCTATAGTAGGCTTGCCTCTAATCTCGGTGGGTGGGAATGGTATGGCGGGTATCAGCATATCAAGATTTATCCAATTCCATATAGAGTTCATAGAGTTGTTGTTAACTATTTGCAAAAAAATATGGATTGGCCAAGAGTGCAATCTGTCATGCAAGAAGGAGCCTTGGCATATGCTAAAATTATGCTTGGCAGAATTCGTAGTAAAATCAAGAATCCTCCCGGTCCCGGAGGTGGTGTTCAATTAGATGGAGATACATTGCTTACGGAAGGAAACCAAGATTTAAAAGACTGGAAAGAGCAATTGATAACAAGATATGGTGATTTATTAGGCATAACTTTGGATTAGACTCGACTGATATTGCTAATATTGGTGTACTAATTTTTAAAACCTCCACACTATATAAGTGTGGAGGTTTTTTATGGCAAATTACAAACTGAAAAGAACAACTGCTGAAGCGGCACAGTATTTCAAAGAACAAGGGTGTGAACTGCTCGATGAATATTGTGGTTGTATGGATTTGATGGAATATAAATGTAAGTGTGGTAACTATTCTGAAATATCATGGAATAATTTTTCAAGGGGAAAAAGGTGCGGTAAATGCCAAAAATGGGGATTAGCACATAAAAAATCATTGGAAGAAATAAAAAAAATATTTGTGGATAGAGACTGCGAGTTTTTAGACGATTGGTATGGTGGAATTCACACAAAACATAATTATCGCTGCAAATGTGGCAGAGAATGCCAGATTTCTTTTGCTGGATTTTATCATCAAAATCAAAACTGCAAAGAATGTGGTATAGAAAAAAACAAAAGAGAAAGCCACCACATGTGGAGAAATGATAGGGAAAAATTTAAATTGGATAAACTTTTCAGAAAGAAAATGTACAAGGCTTTAAGATCAACACTTTTGAATTTTGGAAAACAAAAAATTGGAAAAACATCTGATATGCTTGGATATGGTCCCAAAGAACTTAAAGAGCATATTTGTAATCATCCTAACTGGAAAAATGTAAAAGATAGTAATTGGCATTTAGACCATATATTCCCTATACAAGCTTTTTTAGATTACAATATTTACGCTCCAAATATAATCAATGCATTAGACAATCTTCAGCCATTAGAAGAAAAAACAAACATTTCCAAAAGTTCTAAGTATGATAAAATGAAATTTATAA